CAACAGATAGATCTGGAAGTTGGTAAACAGCAGATGCCTTGAGAAGTTTGTCTAGTTGCTGAGTATTAAGATCGAAAGAGATTTCCTCAGAAGTCAGAACAATATCCTTCTCAGGAGGACTGATGATCACATTAGGATCAGCAAAGAAATACTTAGAACGCATTTTACCTTCACGGATAACCATGTAGGAATCGTTCTCAATATCAAGTTCAGGACTCTGGTGCAGACTCAGACCATTAAGAAACTGGTTGAGATCATAGATACCAAAGTCTTTAGGAAACTCTTCAGTTACTTCAACTTCAGCAAGAATGTTCTTCATCACACTAATGGTGCGAAGTTTCTTGCCCTCTTTGAATAGAAGGGACTGGTTAATATTAGAAAAGTTTTTGAGAATATTTACAGTTGAATCAGAAAGTTTCATAATTACCTTTGGGTTGCTTGTGTAGACCAGAGAAATGGTAAAGAAGGACGCAATAATGAATTGCTTTCAGGATGTCTTGTTTAGACTTACCACCCTTCTTTCCAAAACGAGAAAGATATTTGATAGCATTAGAACGACAGAATGGTTCTGCATCACCAATGCTCTCAATCAGATCAAGTGTCTGAGTCTTACTCTCTTTAGAAGTATAGTGTGCATTATAAGTTGAAGAAAGGTAATCACGAACCTCCTTCATAGTTAGATCTTCCTCATATTTCCAAAAACCATTGGTTGCAAGTTGATCAAGATTTAGGTCAATTCGGTCTTCACTCATAGTAGATTTGGGAATGTTAATGTTGATGCTTCCAGGATATTCGTCAATATAAGTTGATTGATCGGTTTGTGGTAAATCATTTACTTTTGGCCAAACGAATCCGTCAGCAGTTAGTTCATAGTCAGGGTGATTACCTTCATGGACTTTTTTCCATTCAATGTAGTCACGTTCATCTTCAGGTCCGTACATTTCGTCGTAAAGCAAACTCCAAGAATTAGTCATAATAAACCTATGTTATTATATCAGAATTGTGCTGGTTGGTCAATAGACATTTTTTCTCCAGTGGCAGTAAGGTCAAAGTCAGCATCAATCTTGTCATAAAGTTCTAGGAAAGATTGCTTGGTCTCTTCATCAAAACGATTTACACAAACTTGAATTGCTTTTTCCTTGTTACCAAAGATGCTGTAAGCACGGATGATGTGAACTAGACGACGAGTAGAGATGACTTCATCAACCCCACCATCGTAGAAAGTCTTACGAATGATGTCTGCCCAGTCAACTAGACGAGTGCAGAAATTCTTATCAAGACATCCTAGAGAGTCTGCAACATTAACTACAATCTTCATCTCGTTTGCAGTAGTTGGATAAGCCTGCTCAAAGGTCACAGGGAAACGTTCTAGGAATGCTTCGTTAAGAACATTGGTGCCGATAAAACGACCATCATCAGAACCCTTACCTTTTGTATTAGCAGTAGCAATAACATTGAAACCATCAGCAGGTTTGACAAACTTACCAATCTTCTTTAGGAAGACACCTTTGCCTTCAAGAACAGATTGCAAGCAGAGAATTTTATTGGATGCGAGATCGATCTCATCAAGCAATAGGATTGCACCTCGTTCCAGTGCCTCAATAACGGGACCGTTATGCCAAACAGTTGCACCATCAACAAGACGGAAACCACCAATAAGATCATCCTCATCAGTCTCAATCGTAATATTTACACGGATAAGTTCTCGTCCGAGTTGGGCACATGCTTGCTCAACAGAGAACGTCTTACCGTTGCCAGAAAGACCTGTAATGAATGTAGGATAGAACAAACGGGACTTAATAATTTTTTTAACGTCACTGAAATTACCAAACTGGACGAAAGTATCATCTTTTTCAGGAATAAGGTTTTGTTCTGCAGTAGGCATTGCAGGAGGTGCCTGATAAGTGCGTTCGATTTCTTCCACCTTTTGTTGCGTTACTTCAAGGTTCCACTTTCCACGACCAATCTTACGGTCAGATAGTTTATTAGTAACAGTCTGGTAGTTAGCACCATTCATTGCACACCAAGCACGAATATCAGATGCAGTGACATTATTGCCATAGAGTGCTTGAAGTGAGGTGACAACGTACTCAGGAGACATGGACATGTGTTTCGTTTGAACTGAAGTTATTATAGATCAAAATCCAAATCTTCAGAGACCTTAGTGGACGGTTCTGGAAGTGGCACACCCTTATGCTTTTTTCTACAGGCATCCCTTGCCCATGCTCTTGGAAGACTTGTTACTTCTGAACATGGTCGATCATCTTTGCCACAATATGGACAAATTTTATAATCATCAATCATCCTCCTCATACCCCTTTAACCAACAACTAGTATCGTTAAAATATGATACATGCCCATCTGTATACTTTCCTTCCATAAATTGATGAATAACATCAATCATTCCAGCACCATTTTGCCCAGTATCATGAACTCCTGCCATACCTCCAATTTTAAGTTTTGGATACCACGTCTCAAGCTCCTCTTTTAATTGTGCTTGAGATAGATGTGCATCAAACCATATGAAATCAAAATATTCATCTTCAAACTTATCTGCGGTTTCAATAGTGTCCCCATAGATAATTCTGAGTTTATTTCTTAAATTTTCAGGAAGATTCATAAACATTCGTTGTGCAGAAAGTTTGATGAACTTTGCATCATATTCAGTTACACTCACATATGGAGGAACTTCATCCACATAAGGCAAATAACTATCAATAGTATAAAGTTCTTCAATGCTTGGAGAGTTATCTAATAGTGTACATGCACTTGCACCCCAACTTGTTCCAAGTTCAACCCCACGTTTGAAACCCATAAGATTAATTACTTGGATTACACTTTGACAAGCAGCAAACTTTTTATCAATCCAATTTACATCAGTTTTTCCCCAACCAACAATGTCCTTTAACATTGCGTTGCTAATGGTCAATTTTTTATGATTAAACTTTTCCATAACTCAAACAATAAACTCCACAAACTCATTCAAGATTTTCTTATTCATTTTTTTAGACTTTAGACTCTTAATAAAGGCACTCTTAATCTTTGCTTTTGAGGCATCTTCATCAACTTCAAATTCAGTATCGTTAGATAGATCAGAGCTAGACATTCCAAAATAACGTTGGTATCCACAATCCTTAAGAACAATACAACGTTCTTTCTTCCAAATTGTTTTCAAAGATTCTACTTGATCCCAAGATTCAGTATGAAGACGAATGAAAGATCCAGAGTCACGTCCTTCAAGAACACGAATACCAATAAAGTTTGTGGTTGGAAACTTATCTTTCAATTGCTGAAGAAGACAATTTGAAAAAGAAACATAAGCACAATCATTATGATGATAGTTTAAAATATTATAAGTTGTACCAAGTTTACGATCACGAATATAGCAGTTACGATGCATTCGTGCAGTACCAATATATTCTTGCCCCTTCTGATAATCAATCAGAACATGACGATTTAGTGGTCCTGCCTCACCATCAGTCAAAACAATGCATTGAACCTTCTGAACTTTAGTCCGACTTTGAAAGTCAGGAATAATCTGATTCAATGCTACAAATGCCTCATTTAGAGGAGTCCCAGAAAGAGACAAACGAGGTGGAAGTGCATAGTCAACATATTTAGTAAATCCAAATGCAACTCGGAAAATATTTAGTAGTTGCTTTTCAAGATTCTTATTAGAAACTTTGCTAGAAAGAATATTCATCATGCTGAAGTGATCAGCAACATGCAGCATATTTTCCTTCTTTTCATAATGAGGTTCTGGAGTATATGGTTGTCCATTATCATCATAGATCCTACAATTCCACTCATTAGTAAATGCATAAACCTCAAAAGGAATTGAAACCTTGTTACAGAACCAAATGATATTATAAAGTTGCTTAATAGTATCGAGCATCACAGTACCCATAGATCCTGACCAATCCAGAACAAAGATGAGTCCATGATTCTTACCATCAGAAAGAGTAGTTACTTTCTTGAATAGATCTTCATTATACTTATAGGTATGAAGTTTAGAGCAATCAAGAACACCAGTACGAGCAGTAGTAGCACGGGCATATGAATCAGCTGCTTTCTTACATTCAAACTCTTTCACAAGATAGTTGACTTCTTTCTGAGCAGATTTCTTAAATTTACGATACTCAGTGTCAACCCATTCAAAATAACGAGATTCGCATTCAGAAGTAAAAGGTTTCCAAAAATCTTCACAATAGTCATGAATATCTTGATTAGATGCAATCACAGTGTCCATATTGAGTTTAGGGATCTCAAGATAAGTAGTTTCAGAATACTTACTATACTCCTCGTCACTGATAAGTTCACTAATAGATTCCTCTAAAGCATCCATAGTCTTGACATCCAAACCTTGAGACATCTGTCCACCACCAGGAGATTGATTATCTTGAGGAATTTCATGTGACTCACCATCTTCAGAAGACTGTTCAGAAGTCTCACCATCAAGAGAAGCATCACTAGAGTCAGTTTTCACATCAGAATCAGAATCTCCACTATCAGATCCAGCAGATACTTGCTGAGAATGATCATCGATATTTGCAACCTTTGATTCTTGCTGGTCTTTACAGAATTGATACAGAGCATCAGCAGCAATCAGAGCATCAGCAAATGTCTCAGATTCACCAATCATCTTGACAATCTCCATCTCTTTTTCAGAGAAATCAATGTCAATGAAATTACCAATTTTATAATACAGATTAACCTTATCAGCAAGGTTCATAGAATTTACATCTTCATTCTCAAGACAAAAGAAATCTTCATCGGCAAGTTCTTCATATCCACGATAAAACGTTTTAGAAAGACCAGCATATTTACGTTTCATTAGTTTCTCAATGCGTACATCTTCTACGACATTGACAAACTGTTTAGGAGTATCCCAATCCCACTCATCAGGAGTGAAAAGAGCATGACCAACTTCATGAGCAACTAGCATGTCAAACACACACTCGGTTGCTTTTTTCCACATAGGGAGAGTTAGAACCCGAGTATGAACATTGAACATCGCAGTCTCGACAAACCGATGCTCCACCACCAGATCCTCAGTGGCAAGAAGTTTGGCAAGTTGACCTTTGACTTCAAAGTTGATGGACATAGGAGTTCTCTCGGATGAACCCATAATACGACGAAACCCCTGGTTTCCCAGAGGTCATGTGCCGCTTCTTAAATTGTCTGAGGGATTCTTTCCTTGCCCTCAGTGCCTGCGGTTTCAATTTTCGTTTCTGATCTTTTTTGGAATGGTGTTGCCAGTTTGGGACGTTCATCGTCTTAGTGCTTCTCTGTAGATTGTAGGATAAAAATACTGATAGAACCATCCACATTGCTCAATTAATTCTAGTTGACTACTTTTTCTAAGCAAAGGATAATCATGCACTACCTTTTTAGGAATCAATTTTGGTTTAATTGTATGATTCCCCCAAGGGGCATATGATGCATCATGGAAATGATCCTGCTTTATATCGTCAAGATTATTTTCAAAAGATTCTATTCCTATAAAATTATATATATCTTCCAACACTTTTTTAGGATTTTCAATTAAGTCTTCATAAGTTATAAATTTAAAATTCTTAAGATATTGTCTTTCACAATCTAATGCCTCTTTTAACCCAAATAGGGGTGTATAAATCATATCAGTTGATATAAAAGATTTTATTCTTTCCAACTGAAGGTCGGTTTCGTGATATTTTTCTCGATCTTCAAATGGGTATATTAATGTCGTTGAAGGAGACATTACCCTTTCAGTAGTTTCAAGTTTTTCAATAGAAGAATAAACTCCTCTCAAATCTCTAACCAAATAAATTACTTTTGCATTTGGAACAAGATTGAATAAAAGATCAAAATCAACTGCCCAACTCCTATCTTTGTCCAGATAAACATCAGTTTCGCATAGATCAGTTACCCACGATACAAGTCCAGCTCGCATAAAAGAATAATACAAATCCTTTAATTCTTTCATCGTATGCTGGGTTTCAGTATAAACCTTTTCAGCATGTTGAGACATATTTGTAAGTATAATAGATAAAACGGAATCCATCTCAACAGTAATATCTGGATGTTGTTGTAAAAGAGTCCCTAAAAGAGTAGAACCACTTCTGGGGAGACCACACAAAGTTACAAATTTCATGATTCTACAATTTGGGAGAAATTTTTACGTTTTTCAAATTTAATGACTTTATCAAATTTATCATGCAAATCTGTTTTGTGAGAGATCACAAATATATTTGCATCTTTAACAACGAATCTAATAATTTTCAAGAAATCATCAGTTCCAAATCCGTCAAGAGATGAGTCAAAAATCTCATCCATAATCAAAAGATTAGTGCTTGTAGAATTCTTAATCTTAGCAACTTCTCTCCAAGTGAATAAAAGTGCTAGGTCAATACGTTGCTTCTCACCCTCAGAGAATGATGAGTAGGAAAAATCTTCATGAATAGGTGACTGAATACTTTCATTAAACTCATCATCGAGATGAAAGTTAATATAGAAATCCATCATCTGAAGATACTTACCAATCTGCTGATTAATCAATGGCAGATAGTTTTCAATAATTTTTGACTTAACTCCACCATCTTTTAATAGATTGTGTAGAAAATCATAGTTTGTAATTTCGGATTTACTATCAGTCAAACTATCAAATACATCTTCCAACTTTTGTTTGTATTCGGATAGTTTTTCCTTTTCCTCACTCTTGTTATTGGACTGTTCATTAATAGTTGTAATATCAAAGTTTAGTCCTGTGATTTGAGCCTGAAGAGAAGATACTTTTGCATTGTTAGTATTGATCTTACTCTGAGATTCCATGATTGACTTTGAGATATTATCAAATACAGACTCTCTAAATTCTTCATCTTTAATTGTGCTAATCAAATCTTTGAATCCATTTTCAAGTTCAGAGATTTTAGAAGATGTTTGACTAATTCTTTGATGACGGAATGTTTCTTCGATTGTTTGCTCACACGTTGGGCAAGTATGATTCTCAGAAAAGAAATCTTTCTCTTTCTTAAAGGTATTAATTTTCTGAGAAATCTTACCTTTCAGATTTCCAAGTTTACGAATTTTTGATTTTGCATCTTCTACAGACTTTAATTCTTCCTGATATCGTTTGATATCTTTTTCATGCAGTTTATTGTCCTGTTGGAAACAATCAACATCAATAGTCAATTCACTAATTTTATTCTGCAATTTTAGAATCGTATCTTTACCACGACTCTCAAGTTCTTGAATAAACTCTTCCTGCATTTTTACTTTATCAGCAAAAGAATCTTTCTTTAGAGAAAGTACTTTTACATCTTCTCTCTGTTGACGAATCTTATCTTTAATAATATTATTCATCGTGGAGAAGATCTTAATATCAAGAATATCTTCAATCACTTCTCTTCGTCCTGCTGCAGGCAATTGCATGAATGGAACGAAATTACTGCTACCAAGAATTACAATCTGAGTAAAAGACTTGTAATTCATTTTAAGAATGCTTTGCTCCAAATACTTCTGCTGATCGTTAGCAGATGCTGCTTGATTTAGAGGTTCACCATCTCTATAAATTTCAAATATATTTGGTTTAATTCCTCTGCGAACTTTCCATTTAATTGTGCCGATCTTAAAATCAATCTCTACAACACAATCTTTCTCATTGGTAGTATTGATAAGTTGTGGTTTATTGATCTTACGGAAAGACTTACCAAACAAAACAAATGTAAGTGCATCGAGAATTGTGGACTTACCTGCACCATTTGATCCAATGATCAGAGTATTTTGTGTATCATCTAGTTGTACTTCAGTAAACTGGTTGCCAGTTGAAAGAAAGTTTTTCCATTTAATCTTCTCAAAATAGATCATGCTCGTCTGGCGGGATAACCAATTCATCTCCACCTATTATAGCATACAAGTACCCGTGTTGGGAACATGCCTCAAATAATAGATCTTCTTCAACTTCTACAGACTTCATCTTTGGAGAACCACCTTCCTCCAACATCATAACAAATCGTTCAGCATCATCTTCATTCTCCCAGATGTAAAGAACGTTTTCACCATTCTCATCTGCTACAGAATATGCTCCTCTATCTTCCTCACCATCAATTACGATTATGTACATACTAGATCATCTCACATGCTTCCTGATAGATCTCCTCAACGATTTTAGATAACTTACTCTTATCCAAATCAATTTCGGATTCTTTGATATATCTATTTAACAAGCTCAATGTATTCTCAGATTCAACTTCTTTAATCTCGTCCTTTGAATACCAACCGTTAAAATCATATGTTTCGACGATCTTTACATCAGCAATATTTGCAGAATATAATTTATCAATAAACTTCTCAAATCCCTTCTTATCAGATTTTTTTCTGACAATCAGTTTGACAATCTTATCCTGATACTTAGAGAAATCAAAAGTCTTATAGTCAGTATCTTCGTAAACAATATTATAAAAAATTCTATAAGGATTATTTACATGATAATGCTCTAGAGTTTCTGTATCAAAAATAGTAAATCCACGTGGATCATTATAATCATTCCAGTAAATTTCATAACAATTTCCAGTATAGTAAATATTGTCTTGAAAATTTCTAGTATGATAATGTCCAGAGAATACTTTCTCAAATTT